TCAACCGCCGACCGCCTCGATGATGGCCCGCACGAGCGGGCACGCCTCCAACACACAGCCCGTTGCCAGCAGACACACCGCCACGGCCATAACCCACAGTGCCTTGTTCATCGCGTCCTCCTCTCAGGTAAACTTGCCACGCGGGCACACGACCCGCGCGAATCGCAACTTCGTATGCAACTCGGCCAGCTGCCACTGCGGGCAGCCGCAGGCCTGGCAATACAATTTCTCGCCCTCGCGTTTTGAGTGCTCGCACGACGCGCAGAGCGCCAGCCGACGGTGGTAAATCGCATCGTCACAACGGCCCGACGTGACAGCCCGTGCGAACGAGACGACCTTGCCGGGCGTGACGATCGGCGACACCGCCCGGCGAGGAACGACGGATGGCGTCCAGAGTCCGTGTCGCATTAAAAACTCCGACGCTCTCATAACGGCGCCACCTCGGCGGCAAGCAGGCCGCCCGTGTGTTTATAATTCGAGCCGGATGGGTTCGTGTCCCGCCAGGCCTGGAGCCAGGCGAAGCAGGCACTTTCACTCGCACAGGCACCTGGATCGGGATCTGTCCACGAGCCAGTAATCACGCCGCAGTCCGTGTCGGGCGTCGGCCGGCCAAAGTTCGCACAGGGCCAATTGGAATAGGAGGTTCCCAGCGGGTAGGCCCGCAGGCTCGTCATGAACTCGCCGACATAATCTCCTTCGTTTCGACCGATCAACACCACGGTTCCATCGAAGGCGAGGTACTTTCCGCCGACCGCTTCCGGGTAGGTGTCGTGGCTCCACACCGATCCTTCGATGCCGAGTTCTTCCGTGCCCCACTTGCAACCCGAATTACAAAAACTCACAGCCGATTTGCCCGACCACCAGAGCATGCCGGTCGAATCGCCTGTGACATAAAAATCCTTCGCTGCGCTGAACTTTTCGCCGCCGCAGTGTGCCCAGTGACCGCTCATCTGGTAGCGCAACGGCAGCGCGCCACCGCAGCTGTCCCACCAGTATCTGCAAGTCATGTACCAGTTAATTCGCGGCGGCGAGATGACGTCGGCGGCGAGCGTTCGCGCGTAAAGGTTGTTGCCCGCACGGAACGGGTAGCCATACAATACGCCGTCCGAGCATGCACCACGGAGCAGCATCCGCCCGCCAACACGGATCGGGTAAAAGAGAGTCGTCCCGTCCACGCCGACGTCACCGCGAAACATGAGCCGGTTGGCCGAATCGCGGTATGGATAGAGCTTCGTGATGCCGTAGTCTCTGCTCATGAGCAGCTCGTTGTTTCGTCCGGATCATCCTGAACCGGCGAAAGGTCATAGGACGACGGCTCCGCCGAGGCTCGGGCACCTCCGATCCGCTGGTCGATAATCCACTCGGGCGTGACGCCCTGCGGCGCCTGGAAGAGAACGACCTCGTCGCCGACTACATGCCATGCGTGCGGGCCCTGGTAGGCCTCGACGGACTGCCCGGTTCCGGACAGGGATCCGAGCGTCCCGGTGGCGAGCTCCACCTCGGCCGTGCCGGCCGAATAATCGCAGGTGGTGACGATCCCGACCTGGACGCGTCCACCGCTGGCGCCGGCCGGGAATTGAACAATGGCCCACTTGAGGCCAGTGCCAGCGTCTTTCCAGAGGACCCGGGCAATGCCTGAATCCCTGGACTGAAGGTTGAGCGTGAGATCTTCAATCGCGCCGGCGAACTCGTGATCTTCGTCTGTGACGTCGAGCCGGACGGGTGTGACACCGGCCACAAGCGCACGGCCCAACTTGCCATCGTGGATTGGCTCGGCCAGGACGACGATCCGGCTCGCGTCGTCGGCGGCAGGTGCCGTGACGTCGAACGCCGCCCGGTTCTGGAACTCGAGTTCGTTGTCAGTCGGCGCGATGACGATCCCGTCGATCGCCAGGACGGCGAAACGTAACTGATCGGCGCCCGAGATATTGCGCACAAGAATCGTGCCAGCGGGCACATCGGCACCCGCAGTCCGGGCCACCTGCAGCGATTGCCGATCGCGGTTCGCCTGGGCCGCATCGACGAATGCGTTGAACGTCTCGGCCGCGATCCGTAGCGGCTGGCCACGATGGACTTTTACGAGCGTCATGCGCCGATTCCCAAACTGATCGAGAAGAGCGCGGCCGGGAACACCTGCTCGACATAGACGGCGGTGGGTTTTTTGATGAGTTTGACGGCGTCCTCGTCCACGTCGTCCTCGTACTGGACCCAGAGATAGTCCCATCCGTATTTCGTGATGCCGGTGATCTCGCCGATCTGGATGTTCGACTGGTTCGGCAGGGCCGAGAACCGGAACGTCAGTTCCCACTGCTCGCTGCCGCGCTTGGCGCCGGACGCGCCAAGGAAAAGCAACTCGCCCGGCGCGAAACCTCGGAACCAGTCGTCGTTGACACAGCCCGTTGTCGCGAAGAGCGCCATCTTGTAGCCTGGCGTGACCTGCGCGTCGGCCATGAAGTGCGTCTCGGTAAAGTGGTAGGCCGGCACCTGGATATCGACACCCTCGACGCCAGACTCCGTGACTCCGATCGCGCCCTGGTAGTTCGGCGCTGTCTGGCCAGAGGGTGCGTAGCGCCCACGTGTTGCGATCGATTGAGTCACGTGCTGGAATCCGCCGCCAGTGTCGAAGGTGTAGATGGACTCGCGCGGTTCGTAGGCGACCATGAGCCGCCAACTGTTGTTGTCGATCGGTTCTTCGATCGCGATCGACGTGCGGGTGAGATTATTGTAGGAGTCGGGAATCTGGGTTTCGGCCGCGTTCAGAACCTGGGCCTCCGATTCACCAGCTGACGCGATCGCCCGGTACGGGATCATCGCCGACGGGCGCACGCCGGCCGTCTCGGTGCGTTGATCGAACAGCTCTGTAAAAATGATAGCCATGGAAGTTTAGCAGCCGTTATATGCAGGACTAAATTTATCCCGCTCACTCAAACACAATGCCCTCTGTCATCTTCTGGACGATCTTACTCGTGTTGCGGGCCGTCTCTTCGGTTGCCTTGGCAGTCCGTTCCTCGACATTGCCCATACCCATGCCTGCCGCGGTCATGCCCTGGAACGTGCCGGCTACGTTGAGCGTGCGTGCGGTGGCGTCTTCCAGTGCGCTCGATGCGTCGGCGATCGCCTGGCGCACGCGATCCATGAACGTCTCCGGCTTGCCAGGGCCCTCGTCGGGTTCGGTGGCAGGCGCGCGGACCTCGTCGATGGCCGCCTGCCAGTCGGCGCGGGCCTGCTCGAGGGCAGCGCGGGCCGCCTCGCGTTCCTGCTCGTGCTGGCGCGCGAGTGCGTCTTCCTCGGTGGCAGCACGCTCCTCGATCTCACGGAAGGCGTCGATCCGATCCTGTTCGATGTCTTCCAAAGAGGCCTTCTTCTCGCGTTCGATCCGATCGAGGCGGTTGACGAGGTCTCGGTCGGCCAGGTTCAGCGCATACTCGAGATCGAAGTCCTTCCCGAACATGTCGAACTTGTCGCCAAGTTTCAGCCAGCCCTTCGTGAGGATGTTCTGGAGCGTGTGCCATTCGGTGGCGAGGCCGGCGGTGAACCGCGTCCAGACGGAACGCATCCGCGCGACGACCTCGGCCATCACGACGAGCGAGCCATAAAACGCGTCGGCGAACAAGTCCTGGAACCAGCCCTTGAAGTCGATCCAGTACCCGCGCAGGGCATGGACTCCCTTCTGCCATTCGAGCTTGAGCCTCGCCCAGAGTACGCGGGCGGCCAGGCCGATATCACCTTTGGCCATCGCGTCACCGATCGCACGCCAGGTGTCATGCGCTGTCACAGAGAGCTTGCCAAACTGCTCGCCCAACCAGTTGAGCGCGGCCGAGCCGGCGCCAGTCGCGTGCAGGAGGACGGCGCCGAGACTCGCTGCACTGGCAATCGCCAGGCCGATCGGCGACAATAACGCGCCGATGCCGGCAACCAGCATCCCAAGCGTGGAGGTCACCGTGCCGATGATCGCAGCGATTCCGCCCAGCACGATCGAGAATGCCGTGCCAGCCAAACCGAGCGCGATCAACGCGCCGCCGACGGCACCGATCACAGCAACCACCTTGGCGGCCGACACGACCATCGCGTGGTTGCGTTCGAGAATCTGGCGCACCGCACCCAAGTAGGTGCGGATCGACTCGGACACTCTGGCCACGGGTTTGGAAAGCGCCTCGCCCACAACAGACAGGGCAGCCATCGCGGCCTGGCGGATCTGCCGGAACCCGTGGCCGAGTGTGGAGGCCAGGTGCTGGTAGGCCGTCTCCGTGGCGCCGGCACGGTCGGCCATGACCTGGATGTCGGAGACGAACCCTTCCATGTTTTTCAGGGCCGGCAGAACGCCCTTGATCGCCCGGATATTCGGGAAAAGTTTCGCGATCGCGTCGGGCGGCAACCTGGCGATCCGCTCGAACACGCCGGATAAACCTTGCGCGCGGATCGTGGCCGACGACATCTCGAAGCCGAGCTCCCGGGCATAGGCGGTCGCTTCGGAAGCGGGTTTCAGGAAACTGGCAATGATCGCGTTCAGCGCCGTGACTGCATTGTCTGTCTGGACACCGTTGCGGGTCATTGTGGCCAGGGCGGCGCCGACCTCGTCGAGTGGAACGCCAGCCGACGCCGCGATCGTCGCCACGTTGCCAATGGCCGGCGCCAGTTGCGCGAAAGTCGTCTTGCCGCGTTTGACGATCGAAAACAGCCAGTCGGACACCTGGCCCGCCTGGTCGGCCGCAAGGCCATAGGCGTTCAATACCGTCGTGATCGCATCGGCTGCCGTGCCTGTATCGGTGATCCCGGCCTGGGCCGCCCGGGCCGCGACAGCCAGAACATCGAGCGCGTGTTCTGCCGGCACGGAGGCGGACAGGATGTCGTACAATCCCTTGGCGAGCGTCTCGGTCGATTCGCCGAACTCGACGGACAGGTCGCGCAGGCCGGTGCGGAACCGGTCCATGTACTGATCCGGCTCATCGAGCATCGTCGCGACGTTGGCAAGCTGCTGCTCGAAGTCGGCGAAGACCTTCACGCCAGCCACGAGTGGCGCAGCCAGCACAGCGCTGACCTTGACCAGCTGCATGCCGATGTGCCGCACCGACGCGCTGAACGCACGCAGGCGGCGCTGGGCGCGCTGGAGGCCGGCCACGAGCTTGCTGTCCTGGGCGGACAGCTCGACGTAGGCCCGGCCGGCTCGGATGCCCTGTGGCGATGGCATCGTTACTCCCTCTCATCCGGCAGACAGTACCAGCCTTCCGGCAGATCCATCTCGCCCGGCACGGGCTGCCCTTGCGCGTCGAGCACCCAGACCTTCGCGTTGCGGACGGTTTCACGCAGGCGGACCGGCGTGCCATCCGGCACATAGACTGTCCGCGTCGCACACGCGGGCAGCATCACGAGCAGCAGCGTTGGCCAGAGGGCACGAGGGCGCCACGACTCGCGAATCTTTTTCTGGAGGCGCGCGCGGAGTTCCTGCTGCGGCGATGCGTTCTCGGCCGTCTGCCGTGGCGCCCGCAGAAGCGCCCGCAAAAATGCCTCGAAGAGGCTCACCAGGAATCGCAGGATCGTACGCATCAAAGAGTCCCTTCGCGTTCGAGTTTGTGGTGGATGCGCTGGATGCCCTCGCTGAAATCGTTCCGCAGGTGTATGTCGGCGACATCGCCTGTCACTCGCTCGTAGACACGCAGCACGTAATTGAGCGCCGCGTCGAGTCGGGCGAGGGATTTATTGGGCGCGTCGTCCGGGATCTGTTTTTCGGCAAACCGGACAGCCGCGATGATCGCGCCCTCGTAGGCCGCCCACTTGGGCGTGACCCATCGGCGGAACAGCCAGATGTAGATGGCCGCGACTGTCGCCAGTCCAACGTTCGAGTTCAATGCCGCCCAGATCGCCTCGCCGATCGTTTCCCAGTTCATCGCGCTGCCTCCTTACCGTGATCCACGAACACGCTCTTCAACACGGACAGGTCCGCTACAGGGATTGGTGACTGGTTGTTGCGTTCCTGCTCGAACGGATCGAAGTCGCTCGGTTTGAACAGCCGTCCTTTTTTCGGGTCGCGATGGACGTTGGCCAGCATCGCCAGCAGGCAGGCCGTGTGCGTCCACCGTTCGCGCACGCGGCTCTCGCTCATCGCGACGAGTTCGCGCAACGTCAGCGGGCCGGGCTCGATCCCGAGGATGCCGGCACACTGCCAGACGAGGTGCCAGGCATCGACACCAGTTCGGCTTCGAGTTCGTTCTCCAGGTTCGGATCGTCGAGTTTCGTCTCGGCCAGCGCGAGTGCCTTGCGCTCCAGTGTCCGGAACCGTTCGAGCGCTTTGGCCAGCACCTTGCGCCGGCCCTCCGGGAAAAAATCGACGAGCTCCTCGAGCAATGCCTGGGTCGCCCGATCGATCGCATCGCCGGCCATCGCGCGGCCGAAATCCTCGTCCGAGATTTCGCGGGCGTCGGCCTCCGGCTTGACGAGCGCGTAGATCACATCGCAGAGCAAAACCGGATCGCCCACGAGCCGTTCGAGCAGGCCGCCGTCCAGCACGCCGAGCAGATCAACATCCACGAGCGCGCGGACGCGCTTGACTGCATGAACGTTGATTGTGACATCCCAATGGTGGCCGTTGTTGTCCGTGAAGGTGCGCATAGAATGCTCCTGTGACTGCTCGGCCCTACGGTGTGCTGTCGTAGAGGATTCCCAGCTTGAACGTCGCCACGGCCGTCGTGCCGTTGCTGACCTGGACGGTATCCACGGCGTTGCCCGTCAGCGGGTTCGCCTGACCCAGGCTGGACGCCCACCACCAGACCTCGTTGGCAGCCAGTTCGACCGCCTCGAGGCTGAGCGATCCAGAATCCTGGAAGTCCGCATGCGCCCGGGCCGTGGCGAACGCCGCGAACAGGACCGCGTCGTCGCCATCGAAGTCCGTGTTGATCGTCACCTGCTTGGCGACGATCAACGTCGTGCCCTGGGCCGGGTAGACGTCGCCTGCCCCGCTGTCGGTCAGCGGCACGACGTTGCCCGCAACGGTCCCGACAGTCACGCCATAACGCACGCCGCCCGACCAGTAGACATCCACGACGTCCGCCGTCTGGATGCCGTGCCCGTCGCCCAGGGTCGCCTCGCCGACCGTATCACTCGTGCGTGTGGTCAACGCACCGGATTGGCCCGCCGGCAGCGAAACCTCATGGCTGATCTGGCCGTCAGCCGACCGCGAGACGGACGACTGGATCGAGATACCCGCCAGTGAAATCGTGATCCCAACGCTTCCTACCGGCATGATGACTGCTCCTGTGTGAAGGTCCGATGTTTGACGTCAACCGCATCAGCTGGCTGCCTTCCAGTCCGGCGCGCGTGTCGAGTAGGTCGGCTTGACTGTCACGTTGACGGTGATCGCCTCTTCGAGCGGCTCGTTCCGTGTAAAATTCGTGACCGAGAAGTCCGCGTCGAGCCCTTCGCCGTTGGCTCCGTCGAGGATCGCCAGGGCGATCGGCGTATCGTTGAAATAGGCGTTCTTGATCGCATTGAACGCGGCGTCACCCGTGTCCCAAACCATCTCCCACTCGATCGTCCCGCTCTTGAGCGTGCCGACGAACGCGCGCCATCCGTTGTTGCCACGCGTTGTCACGTCCGACTCGCCTTTTTCGAGATTGAGCGAGAGGTCCTTGACGTTCGTGACCTCCGTGGTCGCCAGTGAGCCGGCCGGCCCGTAGTAAAGCTTGGCGTGCATGCCGAGTTTGATGGACATCGTCGATTCCTCCAGGTGCTACCGCACCGAGTTCGCCCACATGGAAGGCAATTGCTTCTTATTTACCTCAAATGCGGGCGTCATGAATGGCCGCGCCTTGTAAGTCGCCCGTTTCCTTCTGCCGTCACGTTTAAGCGTCGTCCTGCCGCCGTATTCAAGCAGCGGCGGCGCTTCGCCACGGTTGCGGCCGGCAAGTCGCGCCGGCCCGATCACGACCGACTGCCGCGCCGGCTCGTAGCCGAAGAAGATGAACCGCTTGAGCAGTCCCTTGTGACTGCTTGGCGGCTGGCCCGGTGGCGAGACCGCCTTGCGTTTGCGAATGCTGCGCCGGGCCGTCTGGCGGACATACGCGCCGAACCGGCTCAACACGCGCTTCGTCGCGCGGCCTGCCCGATTGGTGACCGCCTTGCGATCGAAGAACAGACGCGTGATCCGCATGTCGATCATGAGTGCCTATCATTGTCACGGCCCGATGTAGGTGATACCACGCCGCGCGGGAGCGGATGCACTCGGCGGCCACCACCCAACACGCGTGTCGCCCGGCAGTGCGGCTACCTCGAGTGTGGCCTGATCCTTGACCTCGTACGTTTTGCCGGCATCGAACCGGACGAGTTCACCGATCGACGCCAGGTGCGTCGCGTTCGTCCCGTTGCCGATGTGCAGGTTGCAATGGACGACGTAGCTCCCGTCCGCAGCTTTCGTGATCCGCTGGACCTGCCTTTGAATCACCCGACAGCGCCACGAGGCACCACCCGTGTTATCTGCCGAAATAAAATCGACCTCGGCCTGCCTGAAGGGCCCGAGGTATTGCGGCAGCCCGCCCGCATTGATGGACGACGTGGCAAGAATCTCCCATGCGTCGCGTCCCACCACACGCAGGTAATCTGAAAACGGTGGGCTGTCTTGTTTTTCGCCATAGAGGCGAACGGCCAGGTTGCCGCCAAAGACGGGCTGCGCGTCGGGGGAAAACTCGTCACCGCCTACCGGGACCACCGTCCAATCCTTGATCACGATCGGGTCCGCGCTGATATCCAACTCGCCGTCGAAATCATCGAGTGTGATCGGCGACGCGGGCGTACCGCCTGTCACGGTGAGCGTGTCGGTCAGCTTGTCGTAACTCCAGGCCATCGATACCTCTCCACTCGGTTACGCGAGCACCCGATACGCGACACCCTCGCCGTCAGCGCCGACCTTCACGTAAAGCTTGCCGGCGTCGTCGATCGAGACTACGATCCCTTCGAAGTTGCCCGTGACGACCGGGATGTTTTGGCTGTCGGCGTCACCGATGAACACCGGTTTCGTGTTCGTGGCCGCGCCATTGGCGTCCATCGGCGCGCCGAGCCAGACGGCGCGGCAGGGCCGGCTCGATGCGAGCAGTTTTTCGGGCGTCGCGGCCGAGGTCACGGTCTTCGTGCCGCCGGTCAGCGATTCGATCGGCGGGCCGGTCACCGCCAGGCCGCTGGCCGTGGTAGCCACGTCGGCCGAAATCATCGCGCGTCGGGTCATGGATCACCTCATCATCCGGTAGGTCACTGTCAAAACGCTCGTGAACACACGTTGCTCGGCCAGGTGTTCGGGGGCATAGACCGGCTCGTTTCGGATGCCGGCCCAGACCAGCATGTGGGTGCCCACTTCCATAGGGCGGCGCCGCAGGTAGTCGGCCAGCTCATCAACAAATGTTCCCAGGGAGGCGACGTCCGTATCGAGGTCTTTGCCGAGTTTTTTCTGGACACCGACGTCGATCGCAAACTCATAGGTATTCGCCGCCCGGGTGCCGCCGGTGATCTCGACGCTTTTGGGCAGGACGGTCACCTTCAACGCAGCCAGGTCGGTAATGTTGAACTCCGGCAGCACCTTGCGGGACGCCGCGAACTCCTGACTGAACGTGCCGGCCGGCGCCGCGTTCAACTCGGCCGCAACGGCGTCGGCGATGGAGATCGAAAGACTCATCTGTCGCTCCGGGTTTTAGACTTTGGGCCTTGTGCTTTGAGCTCAAGGCAACGCGGTCAGGTTTCCTCTCTGGCGATACACGGCCGCGAGATAATCTTGTCATGCAACGATCGGCTGAGTTTCATGAGGTCACACGTCAAGTTCGTCAGATCCCGGATTGCCTCCGTATTGGCGGCGATGATGCGGCCGTTGGCCTCCAGCACGTCGAGCAGCTTGCGGATCAGCCAGACGACCAGGGCCAGCAACGCGGCGGAGAAACCGAGGAAGCCGTACTGCACGATTGGCTGAAGCACCCACTCTTCCATGCGACTTCTCCGTTCGCCTGCCAGTCCCGCCCGATGCGGTCGAACTCAAATCTCTGCGCCTACAGCCTGCCGCCTTCAGCCTTCAGCCTATGCCTCGCCCACATCCTTTGTGTGAATCCTGTATGTCTGCCGGTAGGGATCGCTCCAGCGCCAGCAACCGTCACCCGCCAGGTTCATGACCTCGTAGGCGCGCCCGTTGGCCGCGATCACGTCGCCTGGTTCCGGCTCAAAATCAAGCACGTCGGCCCCGATCAGAAAATCCCACACCTGTGCCTGGATCGTCAGGCCGGATTCGTCGGCCACCTCGAAACGCGTTCGCCCGAAAGTCGCCTGCACCTCGATGGCCTGCCCATTCCGCCGGTACTCGACGGGGCTGGAGCAGTGCGACGTGCGCATCTGCTCCAGCCACTGCGAGCCTGTGTGGAGAAGATCAGCCACGGGCAGCGCCTCCCAACCGCCGGTTACACCGTGCTCACGATTGTGTCGGGATCAGCCACAACGCGCCAGACGAACCCGGCGCCCTTGGCCACCGCCACGAGACGAACCATCTCGCCGGCATTGGCGAACGTGATCGTGTTGCCATCGTCACAGCCGGTGACCGTGATCACGCGGTCGCCGCCACCGTCCGTCTTCATTCCCAGCAGCAGTTCCTGCCCACCGAACGTGGGGGCGGCCAGCGTGTTGGTCTCGCCGGAGGCGCCCGTAACGATCTCAACGCGGCCGGAGGCCGTCACCGGGATCGCGGCCGCATCGCCCGGGTCGGCGATGAGATTGTTGAGGGGGCCGTAGTGGTTGACCGTGATCGCCGGCGCGCCGAAGAGCTGAACGCGCACCGTTGCATCCGTGTCCGCGGCGCCCGTCACCGCCCAGCCCATGAACGTGTTGCCGCCCGCCGTCGCGGTGGCCGCTCCACTGCCCGCCGTGCCGCCCACCGGGTTGCCCGATGCGTCCCAGTAGACGGCCGCACCGGCTTGGATGGTGTCAGCCACGTGCACTACGTCGTAGACACCGACCGTCGCCAGTGCGCCGAGCGCGTTGGCAGGGATGTCCAGCTTCGTGATGCCGACCATGTTGTTCTGCACGACCACATCACCGGCGCTCACGTCCGCGCCGGGTGTGTAGTCAATGCTGTCGCCGTTCTGAATAAACCGTGCCTTGGCCATGAGTTCTTACTCCTGTGATCCGAGTGTTTCCGCCTGGAAAAAAGGCGAGAATTAGATTTCGCCCTTCATCTTCAGTGCGCCGCGCCAGTCCTGTTCCCGCACGCCGAAATCGATAAAACCGCGGAACTGTATGCCGAGCGTATTAAAGTCTGCGTCGGTTTTTTCAACTGTCGGACTATCGACACCGTTGAGGAACGCGACCTCGATGGCCGGCAGCCGGTTCGGGTCTGCCAGCAGATACCACGCCTTGCTCGACGCGCCCGTGAACGACGTGTTCGACAGGTAAACCGAACTGACCACGTCGAACTTTCCGACGTGCGGGTTGGTCGCGGGCTTGGGCTTGTTGGCCGTGGTCGTCTCGTTGAGCATGACACTCTTCATGAGCATCTCGGCCGGAACCTTCAGCGCCGTCGGAACCAGAAGGGTGCGCGCTTCGGCATTCAGCGGTTTGCCGTTCGGCTTGGTCTGGAGGCCGAACATCACCTCCGCGTCCGTGAGACCCCCGACCGACAGGGCCGTGTCGGCGCCTTCGGCATAATTGTTGTGGTCGGCATGGAAGAACGCCTTACCATCCGACTGGGTCGGGTTCCGCAGCCAGAGGCCCCAGACCGCGTCGGCGATCGCCTCGGCCGCACCCATGCCGATCTGGCGCGGGATCTCCGTGAACGCGCCCATGTCGTCGTTGATGATCATCTGGCGCGTCAGGGCGAACATGATCCCGTGCGTGTCCGCCTTCTGCCCGAAGGACTGCTCGTCCACCTTGCCGTGTTTGAGCTCACCGTCCGGGCCGACCTGGAGGAACTGGAAACTGCCCGTCATCCGGTAGCGCGTGTGTTCCTTGAAGTCGTTGACCGACGCGATTTTCGCGATGCGCCGCCAGGCATCCTCGACATAGTTGTAGCC